CTGTGAAGTGACCACGCATGAGACCAAGGATCACGTCGTCAAGCGATTGGATGCCAGTAGTGGTGTAACTACTATCATCATCGTCGTGCAGGATGGACAGGAATTGTTCTGTCGTATTGAAGATGTTGTCAGGGATATACTTACGCGCCTGCTGGAAGGCAGTGCGATAGCTCTCCTTGGCACCCGCCTCAAGGAACTCATTGGCATCCTTATACTTGTCGTGAGGGATAGCGTAGACACGATTGGGGAAGAGGTTCGCAAGCTTCTGCGCTACAGGCTCAGCCTTCATGTCACTGTCAAACGACACATAAATCTTCTCGAAGCTATCCAACCAATCGCGGCACTTCTCGAAGAGCTTCTGGCTAGGCGTAGCAGAGGGCATAGAGACGCAAGGAACCTTGTCCCCGAGCATCTGGTAGGCAGACATAGCGTCAAGCTCACCCTCGGTGATAACGACAGCCTTAGCACAGCCTGCATTGAACTTATCCATGCCGAATAGCTCATCGCTCTTGAAGTTTTCCACACGGAAAGACTTAGGCAACGTCCGAAACTTCTTACCACCAGAGGGGTAAACGTATTCCTGTCGGATGCTCTCACCATCAGCATTGACGTAGGTCTTCACGGAATAGAATTGCATAGTCTTGTCGCTGATCGAACGCATGGTCCGATAGACGGGCGTCAGGAACTCTTCCTTAACGACAGATAGGGTAGTCTGGTTCGTATTGTTGCTCATGTCATGGCTCTCCTTGTGTGTCCATTCCGTAGGGTATTCTTCATTGGCCCAATCAAAGGTAGGCTTCCTACTGGGGTAGCCATTATCACATGAGTGGCACTTACCGCAACCCTTACTTGGGTTCCAACTGAACGCATCACTACTACCGCAGTCAACGTAGGGGCACGGTAGTCTAGAAAGATTCTCTTGCATCAGGTTGCCTCACGTTGGCTAGAGGAGGGACGTAGAGGTATACTATAGTGTATATATACCCCGCGCAGGGGCACGGCCCTAGCATACAAACATTCTTTAATCCGTCAACCACTATTCTTCACTAGACTTCTTACGACAAGAAACAGTGGCGGAATTATCACATGTAGGTTGACGACAAGAAGAAGGACAAGGGCCGTGTAGACTATGCTTCCCATGTGTCGTCACCAGTTAGGTTCGTAGAGTTGACCCTTGGCGATCTTACCCTCTACCATCTCAAGCTCTACCTCAAGGCTGGCCAGACGTTCATCATCCCCTAACCATTCGGCTTCCTCTACGGCACGGCGTAGGTTACCCCGCACAAACGACAGAGAGGTAAGATTGGCTTTGTATAGGTCTTCTGATGCGGATTTCATTTGCCTTGCACCTTTGCACTTAGGGTTTCCATCTGGATATCCTCGATGATCTTACGCAGCATCTCTTCAATGTTCAAGAAGTCATCGTTAGCTTTATCAAGGGCTTGCGATGCCTCGACCAGACCCTCCGCAACGATAGGGTAATCATCGCACCCTTCATCACCATCCACACGGGTGAAGACACGATCTGCGTCACGCCTGTTCTCGTAGGCCCTAACCCCTGCTGCCTTAACGTCAAAGATCAGGTCGTTAAGGTCACGGATGATATTCTCTACATACATGGTCATTCCTCCGTCCAATACCCAAGGGTATCCGCATACTCCAGATACGCCTGCTCTACTTGTGCTTGGAACATACCATAGCTGTCAGGCATGAACCACCCTAATCCTTGCATCGCTACCCACAGGATGATTGCGAAGTCTCTTACATTGCTCAGCATTTTGTCGTTCCTTCCCTCAATCCAAACGTGAGTTAGCGTAGGCATCAAAGCCATGATCCCGCAACACACTGGCCGCTGCCATTGCACCTGCATACTTAGAGTCTACGTTCTGCACCCCAAGCTCAGACGGATTCCAGTAAGTAAACTCTTTGCCAGTCCAATCGGGACTGAACCCCATCTCCCTAAGGATAACACGTTCAGCTTTCCCTTCCTTTGTGTTGCCCTTGTGCTTAGGCTTGATGTTCACCCAAGCAAAGCCACAAGCCCCTGCATCCTTTCCATCCCACCACCTGTTAAGGATAGCGACAGCCTCTGTCTTAGCCGCTGCCACAGCCTTGTCCATAGCCTCTACATGATCCATGATCTTCCCTTTCTTTGTGTTGCCCTATCGGGCTATGCTCGCTGCGCTGCGCCTCAGTCACAGCTTGAATAACGTGACATGCTACAGGTCCACTGTCCATAGGTTTCTGAATACCATACTGCATACGTAGCGCCATACCCATAGCCCCAGCCATCTACAAAGTCTGCACCTCGCTTGTGCGCCTCTAACTCAGTGGCAAAATGTTCTGTCGTGCGGATCATGTCTTAGTCCTCCCTGACATAGCGTTTCAATTCGTGCACATAAACGACAGAGCTTTCTGGATAGTCCATCTGGACAGTGTCCCAAGCATCTTCCCTGTCGTAAGCCTCAAGCTCTACGCTAAACTCTTCGCCTAGCTCGTCCTCTAGTATCACGTGATACTTAGCCATTGCCTTACCCTTCCCCTGTTAACCGACAACAAAGCCGGATTGATCTTGCTTAGCCTTACCCTTGGCATACAGTGCCACGACTACACCCTTAGGGTCAAGGAAGCGCATATCGTCACGATCCCCGTCAATCGTGGGAAGCCCAAGGAATTGCGTAGGGATATCCCCCTTGCGTCTGAAAACGACAGCGATATTCAGCCCATTAGCCTTAGCGATTGCGTGTTGCTTGGCATAGGCTTCATTCGCCCCAGAATAAGACCACGTTAGGTGATAATTATCAGGCAAGCCCCTACGATTAGCAATCTTTGTATAGTCATACCAGACCACCGAAGGGAAAGCTTCCATGATATTCTTGTGACCTTCCACAGGGATAAGCTCCCATCTGATATCAGACGTTCCGTTGAGCCTAACGCAAGGCTGAATCCCCCTCTTGCTGCAATACGACACAAAGGATTCCAAGTCCTGCACAAGCTGAGCCATGAAGCCTTGCCTATCTTGTGCGAACCATTGCGTTTTCCGTGCCCGCCCTATCTGGACACTGGACATTTGCCCACGTCCTGCGGTGTTAAGGCAACCGTCGATACACTTGGCTTGCTCAGCCATGGGGCAGACGTTAATGCCTGCGGACTTCCATGGCGTTAGATACATGATAGCCGTTAGATACTCTGAGCCGTCACCTTTGACAGTCTTTGCGTTTGAACCGCAAGACAAGAGATTACCCTTCCAAGACATGATGTGTCCCTCCTTGTTTCTTTACGCTATGCCCTAAGCTTAAACGTAGGGCACAGACTAAAGCAACAGTTATTCTGTGAAGCATACTAGGGCGGCAAGCCCAAAGATACAGACGATTAGAAGCGTTGCGGATATCATGCTAGTGTTTCCTTTCGGTGTATCGTTCTGCGTTCCGTTGGATTGAATTAACTACATGGATTCAAATAGGTCAACAAGAAAATGCAAGGGAAGGTAAACTTTCTTGTAAGTGATTGAATTCATTAGAAACAAAATTGATAGAGAACGACAGAAAGATTGATGTTCCTGATTCGTTCTCATAAGTAGTCTGGTGCGGATTAGGTTGTCGTTAGCTTGCCGGGGATGGAACACATACGCGCGTATACGTAAGGAATACATTCAGGTTCTTGCATATGGTACTTGTGCATCCATGCGTGAATGTGAATGTGTATCCGTTGGCATGGTGCGTAGGTGAACAGATATGAATGTATGAATGTATTCAAAGGGATGCAAAGATTTGAATATGAGCGAGATGTATTTGACCTGCATGTTATAACATAACACTAGGCAACAATGTTTACTAAGGGGAAACATAGGCATACCAAAGCAATACCAATTAGGCTAGGTGTGATACTTGTGCAACACATGCGTGGCACGAATGCAACAGCCTAGGCCCCTACCGGGCCACCAAGGGGGTCAGGGGGTGGTTCCTTATTCATGAAATGCACCTAAAGATTTTCTCTATAAAATTCCCAGACCCACAAGGTGCCCCTACGTTCTGCGTGAGCTTAACGACAGATTATCTATACAAATGAAAAACCCCTACGGAGTGAACCATAGGGGGTGCTTCAGTGTATTAATTGTTAGGGTACTACCCCTACGTATGTCCTATTGTGGGTGACTACCCAAGGGGTACCCCTACGTAGGGTGCTCATGGAATCTGCATCAGTCTACTTAAGTAGTACTTATGTAGAGAACGTAGAGCTAACCTAGAGGAAGGAACCAGATAGAGGAGGAACGTAGAGTTAGTCCTATAGTATATAGTATATACTTAGGGTCCGCCAAAGGACAGTTTTATTATACACAGGTTTCTTGAAGTTGTCAACCCCCTATTTTGTCGTATCTAGACTATCTATGTGTCGTTTTTAGATTATGTACCAGCACGACAGTGCGTTGCCCGAAGGGCAGAAGAAACTACTTGACAAACTAAAAAGTAGTGTGGTAATATTACAACAAGTGATTCGTTTTCTACGTAAGGTAAGAGGAACCATACTCTCAATGATGTTCTCCGAGAAGCAACTACGTACCTCCCAAGGGAAGCTACGCACCAAGTCCCTCTTCTGGGAACTCTCCTACTTCGAACCTGAGCATGTGATCTTCACCCTGCGTGAGGAAGACCTCGTTAAGAACGACAAGACTTACGTGTCCCTACGTAAACTGTATCTGTCTTACTGCTGCACAGACCCTACGGAGTACACCTTCGCATGGGCTGTCTTCGGTTCTTGGGAAACTTGGCAGCAACTTTGCCGTAGTAACTACATCAAGAAAGACATTGAGACGTGGCGTAGGGAAGTAGAGATCAAGATTAAATCTGAGGCTATCCGTTCCATTGCAGATGAGATGCGGACTGGTGGTCGTTCATCCTTCGGTGCTGCTAAACTCCTCTTGGAGCGTGGGTGGCTAGACGACAAGAGTGCTTCTAAGGCCAAAGAGAAACTCAAGGCCAAGGAAGAGGAAGAATTAAACGAACAAGCTCTGTCGCTCCTACGTGAGGATGCTGAGCGTCTAGGAATCAAGGTTCAATAAGCACCATGGCAAAGAAACCGACACTCACTACCGTCTCGTCAGGCTTCAACTCTACGACGACCCTGAACAATAACTTCATTGCTCTCCGTGATGCGTTCGACAACACTCTGTCGTTGGATGGTTCTACCCCTAACGCTATGAACGCAGACTTGGATATGAACTCCAACGATCTGTTGAACGTAGGGGAGGTTGATACAGAATCCCTGCGTATTAACGGTGTACTTGTTGCACCTTCTTCTGTCGTTACATCCCCTGATGCTAGCGTAGTGAACTACAATCAGGGTGGAACAGGTGCAGTCAACCGTACCGTAGCTAATAAACTTCGTGAATCTGTGTCGGTCAAAGACTTCGGTGCCATCCCAAACGACAGCAGCGGCGCTGCAAGGTCCGCAAATGATCTTGCCTTTGCATCGGTTCTGGCTGAGTGCGGATACCTCAACTTGGATGCAGACTATTACACTTCTGCACCAATTGACATTGGTTTTGGCCAAAAAATCTACGGCAACGGCTACACAATTTACCCGGCGCAAAACACCCGAGCTATCCGC